CTTTTCTTGATGATTCTACCGTAAAACTTACAGAACATAGTCAATTACTTATTGACGAATATATTTACGACCCAGACCCAAGCAAAGCAAAGATGGCTCTTACCTTTGGACTTGGCACAGCTAGGTTTATTACAGGCAATCTAAACCGTATAGATAAACAAAACATAACACTTAAAACACCAACGGCTAACATAGCAATACGCGGAACCGATTTTACGGCTACAGTTGACGAACTTGGGCGTAGCCTTATAATTTTGCTCCCAGACGCTCTAGGGCTTTCTAGTGGCGAAATAGAGGTGGTTACAGCTACTGGTAGCGTTTTACTCAATAAACCATATCAGGCCACTACTGTTGATGTGTTTGAAAGCTCACCAACCAAACCAGTAATTTTAGACTTGTCTTTAGATATTATTGATAACATGCTTATAGTGTCGCCACCCAAAGAGGAAGAAATCAATCAAGAAGAAACGGCGGCAGTCAAGACAGTAAATTTACTTGATTTTAATGACCTAGATATTGATTATTTAGCAGAAGATTTTTTAGACGATAACAGTTTAGAATTTACTGAATTAGATATAAATTATCTTGATGTAAATTTTCTTGAAGATTTGTTAAATGTGTTAGATGCTTTAGCAATAGAAGAAGAAGAAGACCAGTTGGCGTTAGCTACAGGTATAAATATATCTGGCACACTTGTAGGCCAAGATGCAAACACACAAATAACCACTATTGTTACAGGACAAACCGTTAGTTTGCGTAGAAATGTGAGCGAATCAGTGCAGGTAGATTTAAACGCAAGTGACGGATATACGGTTATATTGATACAAGATGGTGTGTCGAATATTGTTAAAATAAACGGTGGTGGCGATTCTGTAATAACTATAACTCAGAGTGATTAAGTGAAGAAACTATTATCACTGTTAATTATAATGCTTAGCCTGCCCTTGCTGTTTCAATCCACTCCAACAGAAATATTAAAACTTAAAACATTTGATGCTTTAGTCAAACAACAAGAGCCAAGCGGTAATTTTGTTATATTAAACATTACAGAAGAAGATGTAGCAAATATGGGCGGCTGGCCTTTTCCAAGAAGAACCCTTGCAGAAATACAAGTAGACCTGATAAATAAAGGAGCTATGGGTGTTGGCTGGGTAATTAGTTTTCCACAATCTGACCGCATGGGAGGTGATGAGGTTTTTGCACAAACTTTGAATTATGCGCCATCTGTATTAGCTATGTTTGAAGATAGCTCTGGTAATTATCCAAATCCAACAGGAACCGTAATTATAGGTGATAAAGCACAAGGCTTAATGTCGCAAGGAGTAGTAGAAAATATTGAAGTGTTGGCACAAAACTCTTTACAAGGCTTGGCTATAGCACCTACAGATGTAGACCAACTGGTTAGAAGAATACCGCTATTAGTAAGCACACCTAATGAAGATTGGATTCCTAGTTTTGGCACGCAAATCTATAAAGCACTATTTGATGTTAAAACTTATATTATAAAAACCAATGATAATGGTGTAGAGGAAATATCAATACGAGGAATACCACCAGTCAAAACAGACAGCCTAGGACGCAAGTGGATAAGCTGGGTTGAAACGCCGCAAACCACTTTAGAAGAAATGAATGTAAGCGGTAAAGTTGTTTTTATCGGTGTAACAGCAAACGGAGTTATGCCACAAGTAGCTACACCTGTCGGTTTGTTAGAGCCACATAAAATACAAGCCGCTCTAGCAGAATCTATATTAATACAAGATTCGCCCTACATACCAGACTGGTCGTTAGCTGTAGAGCTAACTATATTTGTAGTTTTCATTGTTGGCGTTTGGTTTGTTATACACAACACAGGTATGACACTTGGTATTGTTTTATACCTAATAAAAACATTTGTTGTAGGTTTTTTAGGGTTTTCGATGATACAAAAAGGCTTGCTTGTAGATGTTACATGGACGCTAATAGCTGGTTTTATAACTGGTGCAACAGCTTTTTA